GCCGATACTTTTATGCCGCCTAGATTGTATGTGGTTCCCGTTCCTAATCTAGCGTTGGCTAAAGTGCCAGCATTTAAATTGCTTGCGCTCCTGTAGTACGACCCATGCTGTCCGTCTAATAGATCAGCATCTAACCCTGTACCGGAACCATCGTTGCCTACGTGATATACAGTATTACCATTAACCCTAGCTATATTTTCACTTATTTCAAAATCAGGGGTTCCAGACACCAAGTTGTTTGATACGTCAAATCTAAACGAATCGGGGCTGCCTTCAACATAGCCAAAACCGTATCCATGATGAGCGGAGTTATATTGCCAAATAGGCAGTAATGAAGCGCCGTGACCAGTTCCATATAATCCAGCTGTTACTGGTCTGAAAGAAGTGCTACCAGCAACAGGTGCATAGTAAGAACCGTGCTGACCGTCCAACAGATCAGCGTCTAGACTAGAGCCAGAACCATCTACAGTCTTAATCTTAGTTAGTACTTGAGCAGCTGTATCTGGTGAGCCTTGTGGACCTGTAGCCCCTTGCGGTCCCTGAGAACCAGTTGCACCAGTTGGACCTTGAGCACCTGTGGCACCCTGTGGTCCAGTCGCGCCCTGCGGTCCTGTTGCCCCATCATCTCCGTCTGCACCAGCTGGACCCTGCGGTCCGGTTGCTCCAGTAGCACCTGTCGAGCCTTGCGGTCCAGTAGCACCTTGAGGACCTGTTGCGCCTGTAGCACCCGTAGGTCCTTGCAGCGCTACATTAGATATAGTTCCCTTTTCCCAGCGACCAGCAGACACGTCATAATATGGAACTAAGTCAGAGCTTGTCGCATCGGTGTTAGTAGGAAATGCAGTCAGCTCAGCTCCAGCGTCCGTTAGGTAGCCAGCACTTGCATGATTGCCCCAGCCGTAAGCGGTGTTCCAGTTAGAGCTGTTATCTGCAAAATCAGCTGAAGACCAAAGTCGGCTCCAGTCAGACCATGTTCCGCTGTTTTGTCCTCTAATATATGATCTGCCGCCGTTTCTCCAATCCTGAGCAAATTGTGTTTGCCAAGCATTGCTATACGCCATAGTCATTAAACTATGATCTGTACCTGCGGGTTTATCACCAGACGTGCCACTATAATTAAATGTTACGCCTCTGCCATCACCTACTGTATTTTGTGATGAAGTTCCCCTGCCGCTTAATGCATTATTTGTAGTGAAGGTAGTAGAAGTCTGTTTTGTACCAATGCTGGTACTTACTGTGGTAGCAAAATTAGGATCATCACCCAATGCAGCGGCTAGCTCGTTAAGCGTATCCATTGTGGCGGGTGAAGAGTCAACAAGCGCTGTTATCTGGTTCCCGACATATGTCTCAGTGGCGTAGCCAGACAGAGACTGGTGGCTAGTTAAATATCCCCCACTCGCGTGGTCACCCCAGCCGTAAGCCGTGTTCCAATTGGTGGAGTTGTCAGTAAAGTTGTAAGTGGTAAATATCTCATACTCAGTACCCGCACGAACGTGGTGCAGCGTGTCTGATGATGCGATAACAGATTTTGCTCGTGAAGTTGAGCCAAAGTAAGCTCTTGAGCTGTTGACTTGAACAAGAGGGTAGCTGTCATGCCCCTGTATCCTAGTGTTGCTATTACCGAGACTTAGTAGACCTGTATACGTGTCATTTGCATTAGACCGAAGATACTTGGAATCTGTCTGCGTAGTAATATCAAAAGAGGTTAGATACCCCTCAGTCGAGTGGTCACCCCAGCTGTAGGCTGTGTCGTAGTTAGACTTATCTGTTAGGCTAAACTCATTCCCTGATAAGCTAATACCAGAGCCAGCAGTATAGACCTGCCCCCCATCCCTTAGATCTTCTAAGGTGCCAGCCGTAACCCTAAGTGCTACATCAACTCCAGCCGAATGACTGACAGCCGTTGTGTCATCCTGCCCACGGTCCACCGTAAATGTGGTGCCCGATATGCCAGTAACCTTGACGATCTCTGAACCCGCCCCCGCTCCTATAGTCGCATAGAAGTAATCTCCACCCCCCAAAGAAGGGAATGAAGACGCGCTGTTAACACTAATAGACGTTGCCGTAGAGGAAACGCCACTAGCCAGCGTAGAGCTAGCTAGGTTCGAGAACTGAATCGCCATTTATGGCTCCTAGCTAGCTGAGACTACCCATGAAATAGAAAGACTATCGGTTGGGGCTTTGTTGATGACGCTGAAAACCGTTCTGCAAAGCATTGTTCCGTTAGAGCTAGCATTTAGGATAGCCGCCTCAACTACACCAGCAGCAGAGGATGGAGTGTTAGCTGGGAAAGTCGCAACGTAAGTAACGTCATTCGAGCTAGCGGTAGTGCTAGTGAGCGCTACTCGGGCTGCTTCTGAACCAAGAGTGGTGTCGCCAGCTGCCGCAGCAGTGTTCGACGTACCGATTGCCATGTGGCTCATGACGCTAGCTGAAGTTCCAGCCATGCGAGATGCAACAAAAACCTTGCCGGTAGTAACCACTAGGTTGGGGATTGATTGTGTTTCTTTGATGGCGCCGTCTTCTGCTATTAAATTAACAGTAAGATGCCCCGTAAGTTTTAGATCATCAACGATCATGTTATGTCTCCAGATTAATCAGCATTCAATATAATATTGCCGATCATTGCTTGATTAAGGAGGGCACCAGTTACTACATGCTCAACATCAAGAGAATCGACAATAGATGTACTGTCAGATTTTCCGATCCATGGGGACAGTGTCGCTGCGTCATTTAGCGCGGTTGTATCTGTAGCTGACTTCGACGCATGGGAAGTCAACAATTCTTGTACCATTATAGAGTCTGTAACAGGTTTTGACAAAGCAAATAATGCTTGATCGGTCAAGCTAAACAGTTGATTTTGAATAGATTTACCGACATTTGACTCTAACGTATCCGTGATAGGCGCACTGTCAGTTTTGACAATACTTGAGGACAGTGTTGCTGCATCGCTTAGAGTGATTTGATCCGTAGATAATCTAGATGAATGAAGTCCTAGCGCCTCTGATAATCCTATAGAATCTGATGAAGACTTTAACGGAGACAGTGATGCTTGGTCAGTGAAGCCAAACAACTCATCGCCAATAACCTTTCCGAAGCTAGCCTCTAGAGATTCGGTCAAGCCGAATACATTAGATTTAACACCCTCAACATCTTTGTTTATCTGTGCGAAATCATCCAAGGCAAAGAAGTCTTGCAGAGACTTAGATACCGAGAAAGAATTAATACCATCTGCAAAAGTAAACGAATCGTCCGGCTCGCCAGTTACAGTAACAACGTCTCCGCTTTGCGAGAACACGAAGTTGTATGGCTGCCTTGTTACTACGACCTGATCAAAGAGAGCCAGACCAGACTGCGACAAAGTGCTGACATCAAAGCTCTGAGAGTCTGTGAATACAGCAGAATCAGCCAAGCCTTTGTTTGGGTGAGTTGTGGCAGAATCATCGAAACCAAAACTGTCACTTCGAGTCTTGGTGGCTTCAAAAGATATAGACTCTAAAATATCTACCGCACTGTTAAACTGACGTATAAACGTAAGCAGGGTGTGTACATCTTCGCTAAAGCCAAAACTGTCAACCTTAGCTGCATTCGCGTCAAGAGTTACGTCGTCAAGAACGCTAAAGTCATCAGAAGCAACTTTCTCGGGGTGAAGCCTTGCAAAGTCGGAGAAGGATGCTTCATCTGTAAGCTGCTTGCCCACTGTAAACGCAGCTTGTGATGAGAAGCCTAAGCTATCGCTAAGTCCTTTATCTACAGCAAATACAGCTGAATCTAAGAACGCATAAGCATCATTAAGAACGTATATAGTCCTTTCGGCGTTTACGTGAACATTATGAAGATAAAGGTTTTGCCAGCTGGTAACAGCAGTTAGCTTTGCAAAACTAATTGCAGCCGCGACTTTTCTGCTTGTTATTGATGCAACGACGTTCTGCTGTACAACGACAGCAGATGTCTTCTGAATGGACGCGCTTAACTGGAGCTTCCTGTGTGTAACACCAGCCCTTAAGGATCGATACTTTACGGAAGCGTATATAGCCATCGGCTGTTAACCGAACTGTGATCGTACTTTAAACTTTATTAAATCAATTACAGTCTGGGTCCGACCGTTTGAATCAGTAAACTCAACCTCGCCCTCTAAAACACCTGTTGAGGCAAGAGTGTCGTTATCAAATAGAAAGGTTACTTTGCCGTCCGTAGGAGCCGTGATAGTTCCAAGCAAGGTGTCAATCAGACCTGTCTGACCAACTGTCCTTACGCGCATCCTTACAGACCCTCCAGTAAGGTTTAGTGCGGCAAACGTATTTGCATCATCAGCGTCAAGTATTGAGCCTGTAGCTGCGGTGTTGCTGTCCTTAAGAGTCATCTCGATCTCTGGGAGTTGGTCTCCCTGAACAAGATCGATGGTCGTAAGATATGCCATTAGATAAATGCCCTCGGTTTACAAGTCAATGAGCCACCACTGAAGCCGTACTTAACCTGTCGTATAACTTTACCCACACCTCTTTCAAAGAGCTGCTTGTTAACGCCTGCCGCATTAGGGTTAGACCAAGGCTGACCTGACATCATCTGCAAGCGATACAGCGCACCGTGAGCAATAGTCTCCCTATGCTCTTTGCCTACGCTATCTGGGATGCTTGAGCTAGATGATGTTGGCTTGACCGAGTATAAAACTCTAAACGACTCAACAGCTGCTGGAATGGGGGCTAGATAGAAGTCAGCGTTGTCTCTTTGGGCATAATAAGCGGGGGTTCCCCGAGTATTTTCATCGCCCAGCCGCAGCAGTAACTGGCTGTAACTGATCGGAGTCAACGCTGCTTTGTCGTTAAATATATCAAGTATGTGATTTAACTCTGTACCAGATGGCAGTGATACTGCGTACTCGTTTACACCGGCAATGATGGTGATGAATTCAGGCTCAGGAATATAGATATCTGTCCTTGAGCAAAAATCGATTGCCGAGTCACGCACAGACCTTTCAATTAAAAAGTCTGGGGCACCTTGCACCTCGGGGCGCACGTACAGAGAAAAATCAGAATACTTCATTAGGCAACACCAACCATGCCGGAAGAGGCAGGTACTGGAGTTGTGGCTCCATCAGCCTGAGTCTTCACACCAAGCGCATTGGCAAAGCTCTGATAGTGCATCATTGCTCGCTGTGCGTTGCCTGCAAACTCAGAGTCTTTCTGATATGAGCGATACAGTACGTAATCCAGAATGCAGTTAGCGTACACATCGTCTAGGCTGATTGTAGTTGTATCTGTACCGAAATTAGAAATCGTAATTTCTGACGGAGATGAACTGTAAACAATCTCTAGAGAATGAGTGCCACTTGCACCCTTGGGGTATACGTAAAAATTCTTGGGGTCGGCTGGGTCGTAAACAAAGTGTTCAATCTTGTTTGTGCCAGCTGTGGTCTCATGCCAGTTAGGTAGCGTCTCATCTAAGATGCGCTTCTGTACTTGGGTAACGGCTCGACCGCCCACGTTTCGTACTACTTCAATCAATCGTAACGCTGCACTTGGAAGCGTCTGCTTACTACCGTCAACGCAGGCGTAGGTGGTGTTTACCATCTTTGCGTCGGGTCGGTGTAGCACTACTTCTTTCTGTGCGTCATTAAAGAACTTTAAAAGTTCACTATTTGGAAACCGGACGTTCGTATTATCCTGAAGAATAATTGCAGCCCGATCTAAAATATCTACTACTTTAGTTGTCGCCATTGTCAGTCTCCCACTCAATTATTTGTAAATCGGGGTTGTTTTTGAATATCGGGTTGTACTCGAACTCATTTCCGGTAATCACATTCTTAACCCGTTTTGGGACGAGTTCTTTCTGGGCTGGCTGTGGGTTTGCTTTATTTTTAGCTAGTTGCTGCACCTGCTCTTCGAGCTGCGCGAGCGTTAACCGTCTATCCAGCTTTACACCAAAGTCTTCTTTGGCTTGAAGGAATACTTCGTCTTTCTTCGTGTTAGCTTTTTTCATAAGTGTCTCGCCAAAAAGGGGGAGGAAAACCTCCCCCGATCATTGGTCTATCTTAGTTCCACTTACCAACTACAAGCGCGTCTGGAGTAACGACCTTAGAGCCGTAAACTTTCAGACCACGTACTTGATCGCCGAAAGTGCTTTCCATGCGAACAGTTTCAGTGTTAGTGAACTGTGACGCGAAGGACAACGCTTTAGGGTGACCGGCAAGAACGTGGGTGTAACCCGCGTCGCCACCAGCTGCTGGCTTGTAAACCATGTTGCTTTGGAAAACCTTGAAGCGGTCAACCATACCCACCATACCGTTACGGAGAGGTGAAGTAGCATCGCCAGTCAGGTAAGCCTGACGTAGCTCTGACTGCTTAAGCATAGAGATGTACTCAGGAGAAAGAACGATGAAACGACCTTCTTCTGGGATGTTCAACTCATCTAACTGCTTAGACATGGTCAAGATGTTTTCTAGGATGTTAGAAGTAGTTACGTCAGTCTGTGCGCCGATAGTAGTAGCACCAGTCACAGCGCCAGCAAGAACTTCAGTCTCAACAGCGATACGCATACCTTCAGAAGCATCGCTAGAAGCGCCTTCCAACATGTTGATGTCAGCCTGAGCTGCCAACACATCGTCTACTTTAAAGCTGTAGTACTTAGCTTTATCGATGAGCATTTCTACTTTAGCAGTAGTCAGCTCTTGAGTAGTGATAGTGCCAGCGTAGTCGTTGATAGTTACAGCCGGAACTGTACGGATAACAACTTTATCGCCCTGACCAGAGATTTCACCTTCATAGTCGGTGTTAGAGATTTCGGGTAAAATTGATTTGCTGTAGAACTTAGCCTGAAGGAGTTTGGAAAACACCTCTGGGATAAAGTTTACTTCAGATGTAGCACCCGTTGAAAATTGTGAAAAAGACATTTTATTACCTCACAAGAGATTAGCGGCGTATCGAACCACTCTCCATCGCTTTGAGTATTTCTGTTTGATGCTTTTCAAACACTTTGTTTGGCATCCTCATAATCTCATCGACGGTCCAGTGTTTCTTTTCGCCTTTAATTTGTGACTTTCGAGCCTTGGGCATCTTCGGTTCTGCAACCGTCTTAGCCCGCTCAAGAGCCTGCTCTTGCAGCGTAGGAGCTGGTTGCCCCATGTCAGCCTTAAACCTACTAAGGACGGAGTTCACATCATTAGACGAGCCTTCTTGTATCCAAGTCTTCGTCTGAGAATCTGCTTCCTCTAACCAGTTCAACCAGTCTGCCGTATCAATAAGTTGATCGACATCAGGGTGTACCGCTCGGATTCGCTCAAAGTGCTCGGCTTGCGCCTGCTCTTGAATCTCTTGATACTTACTCTGTTCTTGCTCGGCTAAAGCATCCTTGGCTTTACCAACTTCATCCTGTGTTCTCTTCAACTCATCCAGCAACGGTCCAGCAAGATCGGGATAGTCCTCTCTTATCTGTGCCAGCTTGCCTTCATCTTTTGAAGATTCCACAAGTTGACCTTTCAACTCAGTTACACTTCTGATCAGGTCGGCATTTTGCCGCTTCAAGTCAGCAGTTTCCTGCGTTGCTTTGGTCATTCTCGCCTGTGCGCCTTTCATTGCTTTCTCGGCTTTTTCTAAAGCCAACTTCAGTTCCGAGTCCTCGCTGCGTTCTGACTCTTCTACTGTGTCCTCATCCGCTTGAACTTCAGCCGTATCCGTGGGATCGGGGGCTTCTTCTTGCAACGCTTCGGGTTCTTCTGGGGTATCCTCTGGAGGTTGATCTGCCTCTGGGGTCTCAGTCCTACCTTTAGTCATTTGTTCGAACAATTCTTTCGCTTCAGCTTCCAGTCGCGCTGGGTCATTTCTCTTTGACATTGTTATTTCCTTCGAGTCCCACAATGGGATATTCGTTAGTCTATTGCGGATGTCCTTTTAGGGGTCCGCGCTTTGTCTAGAACGGCTTTTGCCGCATCCTCAAGTTCAAGCATAAAACGCAGCTCTAATAGCCTGCCTTGCTCGAACCTAAAATTTGTCTCGTCTGCTCTTTCTAATGCTGACTGGGCACTGTCGAATCGGGCTTTAATTAAGTCCCGTAGGAGGTCCCATTCCGGCATTGCCTTGAGCCGCAGGATCGCCTGCGACTGCTGCCTGTTGCATTTGAGCTTGGAGTAACTGTTGTTGTTGCTGCTGTTCAAGAGCTAATTGCTCCTCAGTCTTAATAATTTCGTCGGGGTCAATATCCATGCTCTGGGCTATGTCACGCAGCAACTGAGTACGCTTGACTGCACCGTTGGGGTCGTCGCCAACAAGAGACAGGAATTGAAGCAACCGCTGGCTCTGTACTTCTTTCTGTACAAGTGCGGTACTGCCACGAGCTACGATCCGCAGATCACCCTTTGACTTCTCGTTAGTCCCGAACTCCATATTGAAGTGGAACAAAGCCTCAATCATTGGCTCAATCAGGAAGTCATCAATGTTTTTAATTGTGCTTTTCAGTGCGATGTTTGCTGCACCCATCAGCATCGACATACCAGTCGCTGTCTTGTTAAGACCTTGAGTCTGCTCACCATGAGTGTAGGAAGGCAGTGAAGTGGTCTCATCAGCAAATCGACGGAATATCTCTACAATTTGGTTCAGTCCATTAGCGTTCGCTACCGGCTGATACCATCTGACAGCAGGCATAGAACCGTCTCCACCCTCTCGGAGAAATACTCGCCAAGGGTGGATGTCTGTCGGGTCTTCTCCTGCTGCAAGCAAGTCGGTGTTTACCTCAACCATTGGACCTGACGACAAAGCCATGTTGTCTAGCCAGATACGTGTTGCGGTATTCATAGTTCCCTGAGAGTCACGCATCATACGAGGCACGCCTGTACCCCAGAACTGGTGCGGGCTGCGCTCATACGGGAAGATGTGATAAGGAATCTTGTACCCATTTATAGGGTTCAACATAACCTTCAGCACCTTGCCGTCGCAGATCCATACACAGGCTGAGTAGTCATCAGAAAGATCTGAGCCTTCTTCTAGCTCTATGCCGTGCTCTTCAAGATCATATCCGTCAACGGTGCCCCAATACTCCATAACAACGAAGCGATTGGACTCAGAATTCTCGTTGATGCCTGCGATTCGTCGGCGGGTTGTCTCGTGATCTTCTTCAGTATGATTGCCGTTACGGTGAATCTTAAGAAGATACTTAACCATCTCAGCGTCAAACTGGGGTAGATCAGCAAGATCGCGCATTTGTCGTCTTGTTAGGACGTGACGACGGAATAAACCATCGCAATCATCCAGTGTCG